ATTACGGTAGTCAAACTCGCATCTATGATTGCGGGATGGCAGAATGGCATCCTGATATCCTAATACAGTCAGGGAAGAATGCCGTAGATTACGATATGAACAACAACATATTGATAAGAAAAGTATACGCACTTAGTTGACAAAAACCTAAATAAACTATATTATATTACATAGACATCCTCGTCTATAACTCGGAGAAATAATGTCAGAAAAAAATTTAGCACAAGCGATTCGCGAAAAGATGGTCCTAGACGGAAAAAGATTCTGGGCAGGAGATAACATCAGCGAATACATCGAATCTGATCTAGTCAAAGAACAACTAATCAAAGAAGCAACTGAGGCATTTGAAAGTGTTTTAGACAAACTTCTTATTGACAGAGAGACAGATCCTAACTCGCACGGTACAGCGAAACGATTAGCAAAAATGTACTTTAACGAAATAATGGCAGGAAGATATGAACCAGCACCAGATGCAACAGCGTTTCCTAACGATAGCGAAGATCGTTATGAGGGTATGTTGGTGGTTAGGAGTGAGCTTCGTAGTATGTGTAGTCATCATCATCAGCCTGTTTCTGGTGTTGCCTACATCGGAATCATCGCCGCCCAAAAACTCATTGGGCTGTCAAAATACACACGAATCGCGCAATGGTGCGCTCGTCGTGGTACCTTACAGGAAGAATTGTGTAACGACATAGCCAGAGAAATTGAAAAGGCCACTGGCGCAAGTGATATTGGCGTTTATATTCAGGCAGTTCATGGATGCTGTGAGAATCGTGGCATTATGGCACATAGTTCATTAACTCAAACTACTGTACTTAAAGGTGCGTTCAAAGACGATGCTGGTACAAAGAAAGAGTTCTTTGATAACATTAAACTACAACAGGAGTTTGCACCAAGATGAATTCAGTAGACATGGCGACTAATTTAATTAATAGAGCAAAAAATCTACACAAGTATATTGTAGAGACAGATGTTCCCGAAGATTTTCGATTTAACGGAACTGTTCCGTTTGATATACAAATCAAAGACAATGTTATCAGTGCAGAAGTATATGGTATCGATTTCAATGATGCTGTAAATATTCTTGATAAATGGTTGGAGACATGCAAATGAATTTTGTCGATAAATGGTTGTATGGAAAAGTCCGCGATATGTGGGATAATCGACACAAGTACGAAGAAGCAACTATGAAAGAAAGAGAGTATAAATTGGCAATCGGAACAGCACAAGCAATAGAACGCGGTCGTGCAGAAGGTGAAGGACGAATCACTTTCGAATTAAGCACCGCCGTCGGTGGTAAAATTTTAAATGTAAGACACTACGATGACCGTAAAGATAGACACGAAAGTCAAACTTATGTGATTCCTAACGGAGAAGATATTGGCGAGCGTGTTGCTAAAATTATTAACTTAGAGATGTTCAAACAATGAAATTAGAGCAACCAGCAGAAGGAATTCTAAAACGCAGTGACTTTGGCGACACTAAGTTTTATCAAATTGTCTGCGGTTGCGGGCAAGAGTATCACGATCACAATGTAGAAGTTGAATCTAGTGAGACTGGTATTAATGTAAACATTTACGCAACTGCTAAAACTGATTATTGGTCTGAACTAGTTGAAAAAAGATACGATATTGATAGTCCGTATCTACAAGAGATTGATTGGTTTGTTAAAGATTTAATTAATGGGCTATGGACTCGTTTGAAAGTAACTTGGCAACTTTGGACAACTGGTGCAGTGACCGTTGAAACAACTATTTCTATGACTGAACAACAGGCACTGAATTATGCCGAAACATTGAAATCTGCAATTAAAGATGTTAAACTGTTTAGACAAGCAGGTAAAGAAAAATCAAGCGCCAGTAAACTGGCAGAACAAGGTGACTGTATATGAGCAAATTAAAAATTGCAGAATTATTTTATAGTATTCAAGGCGAAGGACGTTACATGGGTGTACCGTCTGTTTTCTTGAGAACATTTGGTTGTAACTTTAAATGTGCTGGCTTTGGATTACCAAAAGGTGAACTAAGTACAGAAGTTGAAGATATTGCAATCCAACATGAACGAACCCCATATAAAAAATATGAAGAACTTCCTTTGGTATCTACGGGCTGTGATAGTTATGCTAGTTGGGATCCTCGCTTTAAGGATCTTAGTCCAATGCTCACTTCAGACGCCATCGCAGACAGGATCGCAGAGATTCTACCCTTCAACGAATGGCGAGACGAACACTTGGTCATTACCGGAGGGGAACCTTTGCTTGGATGGCAACGAGCGTATCCAGACTTGCTCGACCATCCAAAAATGACAAACTTAAAAGAGATTACATTTGAAACGAATGGTACTCAAAAACTCACCGACGAGTTCAAGCAATATCTGCACACATGGAAATATCACAGCGATAAAGATTTTTGGCGAGAAGTTACATTTAGTGTTAGTGCTAAATTAAGTTGCTCCGGTGAAGAACGTCACGAAGCAATTCGTCCAGACGTAGTTTGTGAATACGAAGAATACGGTCATACATATCTTAAATTTGTAGTGGCCACAGAAGAAGATGCGGAGGAAGCAATTGAAACTGCTGACATTTATAGAGAAAATGGTTTTACCGGTCCTATATATCTTATGCCCGTGGGTGGCGTTGAAAGTGTCTATACTCTTAACAACAGGCGTGTAGCGGAACTAGCAATGAAAAACGGTTTACGCTACAGCGATAGATTACAAGTTCCACTCTTTAAAAATGAGTGGGGAACATAAATGGAAGATATAAAGTTATCCGATTTAATTTTTGTTGTTAGAAACGCATTAACAGAAGACCAATGCAATTCGTTAATTGACGAATACGAATTGCGTTCTGCCAGTGCGGTTCAAGAAAGTTGCATACACGCCGTAACTAATAAAATGACTACTTCTACTTTTAAAAGAGTAGAGTTAATTCCTGATACAGAAAACTTTTTAGTAGTACATAATCATACAAATAAAATTATCGAAGATTGGATAACATATCTAGAAGAGTTTAAAGCGTTTCACACTACAGCATTAAAAAAATCTTTAAGATTTTCCCACATGCACCGACTTATGAAATACGAAGTCGGCGAATGGATACATCCTCATGTGGATTGGGAGGAAATGATTCACGCCAGTTGTACTATTTCATTAAATGACGACTATGAAGGTGGCGAATTTACTTTTTGGAATGGCAGATACGAAGTTAAATTGAATAAAGGAGATGCTATGATTTTTCCAGCAGATCCTCTTTGGGTACACGAAGTTAAACCAATAACTAAAGGTGTTCGTTATAGTACAAATACTTTTATTCAATCGTTGCCACTAAATGAAAGAAATACAATGGGCAGTATTATTTGGGATATGGGGCAAAACGAAAACGCATTTTTTTATCCGCAATCGCGGGTATGGGGGAAACATGAAAGCAATTATTAAAAAATTATTTGGCATAGACAAATTAGAAGCAGAAAAAGAACGTCTAGAAAAAGAACGTGCAGAAGCACTTGCCCGTGCTGAAGAAGCAACAGCCAAAGAAGCAGTAGCCAAACGCGAAGAAGAATTGGCTAAAATGACTCCAAAAGACCGTGCTACAGCCAAAGGAGAACCTTGGGTCGCTGTTTTGGAGACACATGTCAATAAAGATAACTTAAAGAATGGTTTCTTCGAGATTGACTGGAACGATGAATTTGTAGTACAATTAAAACAAGCGGGTTATGGATTTGATGGCGATCCTGATGAAGAAATTGTGGATCGTTGGTTTAGAGAACTATGCAAAAATGTAGCCAGCGAAGAGGGCATCGATATGTCAGATAGAGGTGCTGGATTTATTAATGTTAAAAAGATTGCCGAAGGCAAGTCTGAGGTTTCATGACATATATTTTAGTAGATACTGCTAACACATTCTTTCGTGCTAGACACGTAATTAAGGGCGATGCTGACATTAAACTTGGCATGGCGTTTCACATCACTTTAAACAGTATCAAAAAGGCCTGGCAAGACTTTGGCGGTAGCCATGTAGTATTCTGCCTCGAAGGTCGCTCATGGCGCAAAGATTACTACGAACCGTACAAACGCAATCGTAGCGATGCTCGTGCGGCATTAACTGTCAAAGAACAAGAAGAGGATCAACTATTCTGGGAAAGTTTTGATAAGTTCAAAGAATTTATTATTGAAAAAACTAACTGTACTGTACTACAGCACGGCGAACTAGAAGCAGATGACTTAATTGCTGGGTGGATTCAGAGTCATCCAGAAGACAAGCACGTGATTATCTCAACAGACAGCGATTTTGTACAGTTAATTGCGCCCAACGTGAGTCAGTATAACGGTGTTCAAGAACATCATATTACACACGAAGGTATCTTTGACAAGAAAGGTAAACTTGTTATAGATAACAAAACTAAAGAACCTAAGGCAATTCCTGATCCAAAGTGGTTATTGTTTGAAAAATGTATTCGTGGAGATAGTAGCGATAACGTGTTTAGTGCATATCCTAAGGTGCGTGTAAACAAACTACAAGAAGCATTTAAAGACAGAGAAGCACAGGGATTCGCTTGGAACAATCTCATGTTGCAACGTTGGGTAGACCATAACGGAGTCGAACATCGTGTTAAAGATGACTACGAACGTAATAGACAGTTAATAGATTTAGCGGCACAACCTAGCGATATTAAAGAAAAAATCTTCGGTACCATTAAAGATAATATCGACAAAGAAAAGAATGTAAGCCAGGTCGGTATACGTCTTCTTAAGTTTTGTCAATTATATGATCTTAAAAAGATTTCAGATCAAGCACAGCAGTATGCCGAACCACTCAATGCGAGATATCATAAATGAAAATTTGCCAGTACGAAGATACTTGTGAAAACAAAACAGAAAATTGTTGGAGTCCTAATATGACAGAGATACACGCCAAACCCGTAGTCGATGGTAAGTTTTGGATAGTAGAAGAAAATGGCAATAAAGTAGGTGTATTAAAAATCACCGAACAAAAGAAATATATCTTTAGTTCTAAAAATGCTATTACTACATTCGATACAAAAAAGAAAATTGTAGAACGATTTGGTCCTGAATTTTTTATAAAGAAAACTTTAGAAAAGAAAGTTAAGTCCGAAGAAGATTTAGAAGTACACGGTTATCCAACTAGCACACTTCCATACAATCCGTTATTCGATGTTAAACGTCATTTACCGTTGTTTACAAAGAGTAATAAATCTAAAAGTGTTTACTGCGCCGGATATTATATTATTAAATTTGATAAAGGTTGGGTGCGTAGTTTCTGTCCTAAACTAATTACTATCGAACGTTATCCGTATGAAGGACCGTTTAAAACAGAAATAGAAATGAAACACAGGTTATCAAATGCAAGAAAATAAAATCAATACCGCGGTAATACAACAGGTGCTTCAAACCATTAAGGGTGCCGATTTAGGCAATCAAAGAGAAGTTAGATTCGACATGGCTACTGCTAAAAATCTTGCCTATACATTAGGTATGGTTATGACTAGACTAGCAGGTAACTATGAAGGTCTAATACAAGAATCTCGCAAGGACGATACTGTAGTTAAGGTCGAAATGGACGGAGGAAGTTGGGACCAAAAGATGTAATTTTTGGATAAATATATACGTATATTATTGAGGAACGTATATATGAGTCGCCCAAAGCCAACAGTTGTATTGGAAAAAATTAACAAGAAGACATTTAAAAGTGACCAAATTTTAGAAGCCGAGGCAATTTGGGCGGTATTCTATCAGGGTAAACCTTTTAACTTAAAAAGTCAAAATAGTCTTAGCGGTTATCCAGGAAGCAAATATAAAAAAGTTAGTTTTAGCAATCCTGGCCATGCACACAATTTGGCAAAGAAACTTAATACACTTTTCAATTCAACCGACTTTGCTGTTTACAAACTAACCACTGGCGAAGAACTTAAATGAACACCAAGCAGGCCTATACTAAGATTTTTATTAAAGAATCTGGAGAGGCTTTGAGCGAAGAAAATCTTAAAATTAAAACAAGATTGTGGTGGAAAAACAACAGAGCCAAAGAGCGTGAAAGTCTCAGACTAACAGACGAAGGCCTGCGTTACATAACTGAAGTTTTGGATATCAAAGTTTACGAAGTTCCGTTTCCACCTGATTTGGATTTAAAACCACAGGTACTATTATATTTGGACAAATTTTTGGACTGTCCATATCATCTTACAGAAGACTCAATTACAGTTTTGAGCGAGCGTAAAGCCATAGAACTACACTTATTTTCGGGCGATGTTCGAAAATATGGTTTGATTAAGGCTATGAAGCGCGAATTACCAAAAACCCACAAAACTTTTTAAAAATCACGTTGACATTCCTGCGGAGTGGCGTTATACTAATGATACTGCGAAATTAATTGCAATCATTTTTAACACAGGAGCATGTAATGGCAAAAGCAGAAGTAGTCAATCGTCAAGTTAGCCCGAACGGTGCAAAGAACGCTATTCGTAAGGCATTTAAGAAACAGCGTCCGTTGTTCCTTTGGGGTCCTCCGGGCATTGGTAAATCCGATATTATTCACCAAATTGGTGCAGAGATGGGTGCCCATGTCATTGACATTCGCCTAAGCCTTTGGGAACCTACAGATATCAAAGGTATTCCATATTTTGATACCAATTCAGGCACTATGGTTTGGGGTAGCCCAAGCGAACTACCCACCGAAGAACTTGCATCTAAATTCCCTAATGTAATTTTGTTCTTGGACGAAATGAACTCTGCGGCTCCTAGCGTACAAGCCGCCGCTTATCAACTTATTTTGAACCGTCGTGTGGGACAGTACAAACTGCCAGATAACGTTTTGATTGTTGCGGCTGGTAACCGCGAAGCAGACAAAGGTGTTACATATCGTATGCCAGCACCGTTGGCTAATCGTTTCGTTCACTTGGAAATGCGTGTAGACTTTGATGACTGGTCTTTGTGGGCTACTAACAACCGTGTACACAAAGATGTTGTCGGCTACGTTACTTTTGCCAAGAAAGACTTGTACGACTTCGATCCTAAGTCTTCAAGCCGTGCATTTGCAACACCCCGTTCTTGGAGTTTCGTTTCTGAGCTTTTAGAGGAAGATGACACAAACGATGAAACGCTGATGGATTTGATTTCCGGTGCAGTGGGTGAAGGTCTTGCTCTTAAGTTTATGGCACACCGAAAAGTGTCTAGCAAACTGCCTAAGCCAGAAGATATTTTGGCCGGTAAAGTTAAGAAATTAGATTCCAAAATTGAAATTTCTGCTATGTATTCTTTGACTGTGTCTATGTGCTACGAGTTGAAAGATGCAACCGAAAAGCAAGACAAGAAATTTGACGAGAAGGTTAATAACTTCTTCCGTTTTATGATGGATAATTTTGAAACTGAATTGGTTGTTATGGGCACCAAACTTGCACTTACCCAATATCAACTTCCGTTAGATCCAGACGAAATCGAGTGTTTCGATGAGTTCCACGAAAAGTTTGGTAAGTACATCGCGGCCGCTCAGGACAAGCGATAACCAAAATAGAGGTGCAGAGATGCACCTCTAACCTTGACAAAGTATAGAAGTGACTGTATAATATAAACATACAGTAAAGAAACGGAGCATAAATGTCACATTCACTAGATCCAATTATCGACAAGATTGTTGTAGCACGAGTTGGTTTGCTATTACGTCATCCATTTTTTGGCAATATGGCTACTCGCATGAAACTTGTCGATGCAAGCGATTGGTTGCCCACTGCCGCAACAGACTTCCGTAATTTTTACTTTAACAGAGAGTTCTTCGAAAAGATGACTCCTAGACAAGTTGAATTCGTTGTAGCACACGAAATTTTGCATTGTGTTTATGACCATATGATGCGTGTAGAAAGTCGCGATAAGAAAGTTTGGAATATTGCCGCTGACTATTGCGTAAACGGTTTGCTAAAACGCGAACGTATCGGAGACGATCCTCCAGTTAAATTTTTCTATGACCGCAAGTATGACGGTTGGAGTGCGGAACAAGTGTATGACGAAATCTATAGCAAATACGACGATGAACAATTAGCCGCACTTGGCGAACTGTTGGACGAACATTTGGATCCGGATAAAGACGGCGACGGCAAAGGTCCAAAATATAGTAAAGAAGAATTGAAAAAGATTCGCGACGAAATCAAAGAAGCAATGATTCAAGCCGCACAGGCCGCAGGCGCAGGTAATGTGCCTGGTGATATTGCTCGTATGATTAAGGAAATGACTGAACCAAAGATGAACTGGCGTGAACTGTTACGTCAGCAAATCCAGAGCACAATTAAAAACGACTTTAGTTGGGCTCGTCCAAGTCGCAAAGGTCAAATGACTGGCGCAATTTTGCCTGGTTGTAATTTTGATACTAGCATCGATATTTGTGTATCTTTGGATATGTCTGGTAGTATTACTGATGCTATGGGTTCAGACTTCCTAGGCGAAATTAAAGGCATTATGGAAGAGTTTAAAGACTTCAACATTAAAATCTGGTGCTTTGACACTAAGGTATATAATGAACAAGACTTTAACGGATATACTTCTGAAGAAATTGGCGAGTATGAATTAATGGGCGGTGGCGGCACTGACTTTGATTGTAACTGGGAATACATGAAAGAACATGACATTAACCCTAAGAAGTTTATCATGTTCACAGACGGTTATCCTTGGGACAGTTGGGGTGATGAAGATTACTGTGATACAATTTTTATTATTCACGGTAACGACACTATTGTTCCGCCATTTGGTACATACGCATACTACGAGTTTCCTGATAAGAAATAATGGCAAATAATGCTAAAATAAATCCACTTAATGTGTTAGGCTGTAGGGAGGTGCAGGATCCGCCTCCCTATTTCCATTACTACTATTTGGATCTAAAATATAATATTGTAGCATCCGTTAAGGATTGGATTTACGAAAATCTTAAACACCGATTTTATATTGGCGAGTGTTTAGTGTTAGAAAATAATCAATATCAAACCAAAATTAAAGTTGGTTTTGAAGAGCCAAAAGAAGCCAGTTTCTTTTTACTGGCGTGTTCACATTTAAAGTATCTAAATAATTAACTGCATATATAATAATACAAAGGAGTATAATTATGACCGAAAAAACCGAAACTCAAGAAGTAGCACAACAACCTGCGCCAGCAGAAGCGCAACAATCAGTAGACTTAAATGTTCAAGATTTAAACCTACTAAGAAGCATCATCGACCTTGCGGCACAGCGTGGTGCATTTAAACCTGGCGAAATGGCGGCCGTGGGCGGAGTTTATAACAAACTCAATGGATTTTTAGAGGGCGTTGCTAAACAAGGACAACAACAAAATGGTTAATTTAAAACACGTAGGACGCATTAAAGCAAACGGACGTAAAGTTATCGTTGCTTATAGAACACTACCCGGTGAAAGTGATGCCGCACTAGTTATCGATACTGCTAGTTTATCTGATGATCAACATGATTCTCTTATTAAATTAGTCGAAAGCCCAGCAGGACAAAGTGCATACGAATTTGCAGAAGCAATGGCTCGTACAAATTTCCCAGACGGTAGTATCATGCTTGCCAATTTGCATTTTAATAGCAAATTGCTTAAAGTTAAAACATCTGAAATTGAAATGATTCCAACGATGCAGTCGACTATTAGTTTAGATCAACTTAATCAAATCATTGCAGAGCAAAGAGGCATTAGTGTTAATGACTTAGCACTGGGCAATGGATCCCAAGCCACTGAAGTTGCTACTGTAAAAGACATTACAGAAACTACTAAGACAGATGTTGTAGCCGAAAGCCAAGTTGCAAAAATTAATGAGCAACCTTTATCTGACGAGGACCTAGCAAAGTCTTATCGAAGCCAAGCAGATCGTTTGAGCAAAGAAGCCGCTGAACTTCGTCGTCAAGCAGAAGCACTGGTACCGACTAAGAAGAAGGCTACTGCTGAAGCGTGAAGAAAAAATCTCTGCCAAAAGATGTTGTAGATCAATGGCCAGAGGTTTTTAGCGATGTAGATGTAAAAGCAATACCTATCCCATATTTGTATTCGATGAGAATCATCTTCAAAGATGGGAAGGTATGGGATATTAACATCGACGATCACGCTAGAAAAAACAGCATAGACGATCTTGAAGCACATCTTTCTGAACTAATCACAACCTATGAGGATTCTATTGAACATATAGACTTCAGGTTAGACGTTGAGCGTGTGAAGAAAGATGTAATGAAACAAACAAAGAGTTTTCTTAAAAAACCAAAAAAATAAATTATGATAGCGGCTTTATTTGCAGTAGATGATATAGGTGGTATGGGGTGGAAAGGGTCGTTACCGTGGCCTAGTAACAAGGACGATATGAAATGGTTTAAATCCGTTACACAAAATCAAGTCGTTGTTATGGGTCGTAAGACTTGGGAAAGTCCCGATATGCCTAGCCCATTACCTGGACGATTAAATGTTCTTTTTACTAACAAGTTTTTAGAACGTGAAGATATAGAACAAATTCGCGGCGATGCCTGCGAAGCATTAAAAAGTTTAAAACAGACAAATAGACGCAAAAACATATTTGTAATCGGTGGACCAAATTTACTATTACAAAGCAAACCAGTTTTAGATAAAGTTTACTTAACTAGAATACAAGGCGAATACTTAAACGATACTAGTATAGATTTAACAGAGTTCTTAGATGGTATGAAATTACATCAAACTGTTAACTTAGGAACCTGTATAGTAGAAGAATATCACAATGAAACAATATCACGAAGCACTAAAACAAATACTAGAAAACGGAAAGAACAAGACTGATAGGACGGGTGTAGGTACTCGTAGCGTGTTTGGTTATCAAATGCGTTTTAATCTGCAAGAAGGTTTTCCCGCAGTTACTACTAAGAAGCTCGCTTGGCGAGCAGTAGTTTCGGAACTTCTTTGGTTTTTAGAAGGTAGCGGCGACGAACGCCGTCTTGCAGAAATCCTACATGGCACAAGAGACTCCAGTAAAAATACTATTTGGACTGCTAATGCAGAAGCAGATTACTGGAAACCAAAAGCAAAGTTCGAAGGCGATCTAGGTCGGGTTTACGGAGTACAATGGCGTCATTGGCAACGACCTTTTCTAAACTCCGACATCGATCAACTTGAGAATTTAATCGAAGGGATTAAGAAAGATCCAGGTAGTCGTAGACATATTATGACTGCATGGAATCCCGGAGAGCTCGATCAAATGGCATTACCGCCATGTCATATATTAAGTCAATTTAATGTTACTGACGGGTATCTAAGTTGTCAACTATATCAACGTAGTTGCGATATGTTCTTAGGTGTACCATTTAACATTGCCAGTTACAGTTTACTTACACATATTATTGCTAGAGAGTGTAATTTAAAAGTAGGCGATTTTGTATGGACTGGGGGAGACTGTCACATCTACAATAATCATATTGACGCAGTCAATGAACAACTAGCCCGCACCCCAAAGCAATTACCAACATTGTTTATTACAGTAGGAAAAAAAATCGCCGACTATGTAGTCGACGATTTTATGTTGGAAAACTATAATCCAGATCCTGCTATTAAAGCAGATATGGCTGTTTAAAGAATTAAACACTCCACTATTTTAATATCTATATTATCGTTTGATTCTAACGCAATGGCAAATACATCTGCGTTTGAGTGGAATTGACCTGCTATAGCAACACCGCCTTCACTAGCAATCATGCGATCACCTTTCTTAACACGGCCAGTTACTTTAACTGGAACACGACCTTTTAGTGCAACATATACGCCGCCTTCTAAGCCGCTGTTCATCATATAAGCAGGGTTACCAGATATTGCGCCGATTGCACGTGAGCCAAATGTACACGCAGTGACTTCTTTTTCGCCGCCTACCATTACAACTGTTCCAACTTCGTAATTGTTATCTGGAATATACTTTTCTGCCAAGTCAGCGTAACGTGCTGAAGTAGCAGTACCGCTAAACACGTTAGCAGTTAAATTACCACTACTATCTCGTCTAGCAATAGTATCGCCTGTCGCAGATGTTGAACTTGCATATCCGTTTAATTGTGCGGCTGATCCAGAAATGTTAATGTTCCATGTACCACTGGCGTCTCCACCTGTGCGTGTTGGAACGTCTAAGTTAGATCTAGCATTAGCGGCTGTGCTTGCACCAGAACCACCTCTTGCAATACTTAATACACCGCCTACACCAAACTGTGCATCAACATAGTTTTTTGTAGCGGCATGATTTAATGATGTTGGATCGCCATTTAAAGTCAAATAGCCAGTCATTGTACTACCGTCTATTCTAACTTTTGTATCGTCTTCGATAATAATATTTGTAGTACCATCAAAGTTTACACCGTTAATAGTTCTAATAGTTGCTAATTTAGTAGCACTAGTAGCGTTACCATTAAATGTATTTGCTGTTAAATTACCACTGCTGTCGCGAGCGGCAATAGTATTAACACCTGCACTTGTGCTGGCTACACGATAAACTCCTGCTTCTACTTGAAGTGCATTTGCATTATCTGCAATACCGTAGAAGTTTGTAGCATAAACTTCTTTCCATTTTTTAAGACTAGTACCGATACTAAATGTGTTATCAACACCTGGTTCAAGTTTAGTTGCATTAATTGTTAATGGGTTCTTAACATCTGAACCGTCTCTAACTCTAAAATAAACTCTGGGACCTGTAGTATTTTGAATTACTGGCTCTGTACCTGTTTCAATGAATACTGCCAGGTCGTTACTGTCGCCTACGGTATAGCCTAAATCGCTAAAACGAACTGTGGCTGTAAAGTTTGAACTACCTGAACGTACATAATCTGATGCTAGGAATCCGCCTAGTCGTAATGCGTTACTAGATGTACCCCAATATAAGTATGTTGGAGTTCCGCTGACACCGGTTGTATCGTCTACTTCTTGTAGTGTTAAACCTTTCTTAATTAGATTAAAACCAACAATAATAGAATCAGGGTCGCTAGTATCTAGTGTAAATTCTTCTCTAGAAGTAATATAAACAGGAATATCATTAATATTAGCAATAATGATAGAATAAGTTTGAGGAGTTGTACTGCCTACAGGGAATCCACGAACTTGCTTAGAAACCATTTGCGTTACGCCAGCACCAGCACTTTGAGGTCCGATTGCTAGCCAACTATCTCCGTTTCTTACTTTAAGTTGATCTCGATTTACATCAAACCAAAAATCACCGTTGTTAGGATAACTTGGTTCTGTGCTGCCGTATTCTGCTCCGCCAATTTGCTTCCATTGCTTTACAGCACCGACTATATCGCCTGTATAAATCTTTAACTTTTTATTACCGCTATCGTACCATAACTGTCCACGTACTGCGTTTGCTGGACTTGTTCCGCTTGCGAAATTCTCCAACATGAATACTGTGTTTTCGTTCTGAATTTCACCGTAGCCGGCATAATTTTTACCGATTAACTTAATGTCTAAACTTTGATTGACGGTACCGTCTTCGATTACTGCAATCGCTGTTCCGTCCCATCGGTTTATTGTGTACGCCATTCTTATAACCCCTAATATATGTTATTTATCGCTGCCTGCTTATTTGAAGTCTGTGCTTAATAAGGTGCATTGATATCGCTCTCAAATCCCCATTGTCCTGGAGTAGGTGTTAAACCACCGCCCATAACAAATAATTTATCCTGTCTAACTACGCTAATTGACACGCTAGGACCAGTAATAGTTTGTCCTACTGCTAGGTCGCTTACAACTGCTTGATTTTCTGAACCGCCTGCTTTATCAACTAAAATAGTCTGGAACTCTACGCCCACTGTAGGACTGTATGTAATATTTCCTGAAGACGCTGATAGTGTAGTTGCATGTAAACGAAGTCTAGTACCGTCTTTGGCTACACCTTCTGGCGCTGTTATTGGATCATAATACGGAGCAATAGTATCTAAAATTGTAGCAATTTGGTTGTTTGATAATCCAGTTACGTCCATGCTCATAGAAAGACCGCGGTCAAACACACGAGCATCTGTATAATTTTTAGTAGCCGCATCCTGTTCATCTACAGGATCTGCTAGGTCAACAATTCTTTTACTGCTAATTGCAACGTTATCTGCAGGATTTAAAATTAAATTATTTGCAGAGGTACTAATAGTTGTATTATTGATATAGGTAGCATCATCAACGTTAAGAGTTTGTAGTGCTCCTAATGTTTGTAAACTAGAATATAACACACCTGCGCCCAGGGTATTGTTAGACAGTACAGAAACATTGTTAACTCTATAAGAGTTTCCTGTTGTTAAATTCCAATTAAGATTAGAACTCCAACTTACAGTTGCTAAATCATACAAGATACTTTTATCAGTAGTTCCTTGTAATATAATACCACCGCCATCGGCTGACGAATCTGTAGGTGTGCTAAGTGTTTTACCTAAAACTATGTTTTTATCTTCAACTTCAAGTACTGTAGTGTTTAATGTTACAGTATCTCCTCCAACAAATAAGTCCCCTGCAACTTTTAAATTGCCGTTGATGTCCATAGTCGATGTTGGAATTTCTTGGAAAATACCAACTCTTGAATTCACTGAATCTATAGTAATGGCTTCAATAGTACCTGTTGGTGATTTAATTTTAATACCAATATCTTGTCCTGTAAGTTTGTGCTCAATGGTAAATTTTCCGCCATCAACTTTTAAATCAACGTCTTCTGAAGAACCTATGATTAACCCTGCATCTGATTGTAGTGTTAAACTACCAACAATAACCTGATCTTCGTCGTTATAGACAATTTGTTCTGCTGATTTTAAATCACCTACTGCTGTTAAAATATTTTCAGCACGAGTCACAATAGCATCAAATTTCATGTCTGTTAACGAACCAGCATTAAATCCAACTTGAATATCTTTGATTCCTTCTGCATATCCAACAATTGGCTGTGCAGGTGTAAATGCATCTTTACTAAACAACCCTAGTAAAGTGCTGGCCACATATAATTTTGCAACTGTATGGCCTCTATTAAAGTTGTCCAGTACTGTTTCTACTACAAATCCTGTAGTACCTTGAATATTGTTGTATATAGGACCAGCAAGTGTTAAGTCAGTGCCATCATAAAACCATAACTGATTAGTTTCATTGTTGATCCACAAATCTCCTGCAACTAAATTAGTTGGTTCTCTGTTACTAACAATAGGACCACCGGCTGCTCTAAAGTCGCTGCCGTCATATACATTTAATCTTCCACTACCAGTATCGTACCACAACTGCCCTTTTAATGCCGATTCTGGTGCGCTAGAACTAGCAAAGTTTTCTAGCAACTTTACCAAGTTCTCATTGTATGCTTCTCCAAATGCTGTAACGTTTTTACCAATTAACGTTAGTGATGTTGTGCTGGTATCAAACGTACCGTCTGGGATATCTGTTAATTGATTGCCGTCAGTTTTGTTAATTCTATATGTCATAGTACGTTTCGTCCAGTATTAATAATGTAGTTCAATGTTAAGTATGGATTCATAACATTGAATTGTGATTGTATAGATTCGCCGCCAGCAGTTTTTGGATATCCTAAAATGCCACCAGAGTCTGACATGTATTGTCCTCGGGCTGTAGTAGTAGAACCTTCTCCGCTAATAGCATTAGTATCAGTTGGATCTCCTGGAACGTTTCTAAACGCATAGTATTTGTTTTCATCGTCGCCGATTAAATCGTGTACGTGATCTGGTATTTCAGAAGTGTCAATTAACTTCTTCTCAACGCCGCCGCCTTGGCCAACAATATCAGCAGTTGCATCTGTTACTCTATTTGCGGCGCCGCCGCCTGTGCTAATTTGCTGTGTTGGATCTAATTTGCTTGGAACTGTAATACCATTATTCATACTATCCATAGCAAGAGCCATTCTGCCTCGCATATCTGGAAGTTTGAAAGTACCAAGTCCTAATAATGTAGTAATGTCGCCGAACTGATATCCTATGATATCAAACAATTCTGGGTAGCTCGATATTAATACTTCTGAACCGTCGCAGAATAGCCATCCTGTAGGTGCAACTAAACCAGCAAATGGTAGCACTACTCCGCAAGGTGTTACAGGTATTGCTGTCCACAGACTTTGTTTTGTAATCTTTTTAAGACCTTCTGCTCCACGCTGTACAACAAATTCATCACCTTCTTGAATACTTGTAACTTCTGGTTTATCTGCAATAAAGGTTTCGCTTAATTGTGTGTAAAAACGTTTTCTATTTCCTGATAACCCAAATCTTGAAACAGCACCTGCCGATGTTTGTGGGCCAGTTTGTGTACTAGCATACTTAACATAGTCTAGTCCACCGTCTGTAACTGTGTAAGTTCCGCGATATCCTGTTGGAGCAACACCAGATACTACAATAGTAGATCCTGTTGGATACGGAGCAACTGTCTGTGCCACAAATGTCAATGTTGCTTCTGTGCCTGTACCTGATGCTGTTAGAGTATTAAGTGTCGGAGTACCTGTTTGTCCATCAAATTCAACTTCGTTAGATGTAATGTCACCGTCTAAGTCAAAGATTGTTGGAGATGCTAGTTTAGTAGACGATCCGCTGGCATTACCAGTTAACGAACCAAACACGTTTCCATAAAATTCACCGTCAAAGCGTGAACTCCAAATTCTTTGAAACTTTTTATCTACAGTACCAATATCTGCACCTAAGTTTACGTCTGGTAAAATAACACCAGATACTGTTACTGTATTTGTATTGTCTGTACCAAACGATACATCACCTGCAATATCTAATGCGCCTGTTACTGTAAGTCCGCCGCCAAATGTAGCACTACCGTCTGCGGTAATGTTACCGGATGCGTTAAAGTCTCCGCCTACATCTAAGTCAGTCTGTGGGTTAATATTATTAATACCAACACGCTCTGAACTGTCAACACGAACAACTGTACGGATAGCACCGTTGTTGTTCATACGAATATCTAAGTTACTACCAGATGTTTTGTGAAAAATTACACCTGCGGCACCGTCAATACCTAAATTTAACTGAGTATCTTCACCGATTGCAATACCGCCTGCATTTCTAACGTTGATTGGAAATGTTGTATTACTAGTTGCATCGCCTCTTAGGAAGTTTGATGCAGAAACTGTAGTGGTACCTACTAACAGCGCCGCTGCCTTTTCAGCAGTACCCCAATATGTATTGTAGTTAGAGTTTAAATTAACACCTGCTTTGATTGTTTGAAAGCCTGTGATTAAAGTTTTTGGTGTAAACGCTGTTTTACTAATAATACAAACACGCTCACCATTAATATAGTTAGAAACCACTGGCTGAGCGTTGCTTAATGTGTCTTCGATAAACTCTGGTTCAGCACCAGTACGAGCACCTTCACTAAATCTTGGACCAACTAAGATCCAACCTGAACCTGTGTATAGGTATAATTGTTGTGTATCGGTGTTTACCCATAGGTCTCCTGGTAAACTAGTTGCCAATTCTGGCTCAACGTTGCCTTTCTTTAAACCGCCAGCACTAGACCAACTAGTACCGTCCCACACTTTTAGTTGGTTAACACCAGCAGTATTATCGTACCATAATTGTCCTTCTATTGGATTTGTTGGTGCGCTGTCGTTAGCAAAATTTTCTAATAAGTGTAAAAAGTTTTCTGCAATAATTGTGCCATAACCAGTAACATTACGACCTGGAAATTGTAACGATGTTGAATCATTAATGGTATTATCTTCTACCGTTAATGCTGGTTTGTCTAAATTTGTTGAATCTGTATATCTAACTTGGTATGACATAATTAAGCCTCATTAAAACCGGTTAAGCTCTGTACTCTAACTGTGTAGTCTATTTGAATTAAACGGTTTAAACTCTTTTGTACAGGGTGGAAGATAACGTGTGTTAGTAAACGACCTGTTCCAGCAGGATCGTAACCTCTTAAACCTAGTTCATCAAACACATATTCGCCGTCTGTGTACGTGGCGTTGTCAAATGCGTCTTGATTGCTAGGCTCGCCGTAGTCTAATAAACAAGTGATTAAGATGTCTGTGTAGTTTGTACCAGTAACATGACGTGTTTCTATCTTATTTCTAGTTGGATCTAAATTATTTGTGCTTCTATCATCAACTACTTTAGTGTATGTTTCGTTGTATAAACTGGCATTAGACCCTGTGCTGTTAGGAGTAAGGTATGTAATAACTCCTGTTGGGTCCACCGAAGTGCCGCCATTGCCAAACACCATCTCATATATAAACCCTTTGCCTGCGTTTGCAAGACTTTCTGCCAGGGCTATACTCATATTTTCGTAGTGAATAGCGTTTTTCTTATCAATAAAGACTTCCTTAGTAGTTGGATCAAATATTTTTATATGTCCTTGTACTCGGATTCCTGAATTTTCGTTTGGTTTTGTTGTCATGTTAAAATCACCTGTATTCTATATTTATCGAGGCAAATTCGCAGTCTTTGCACGAACGAATTTTGCTTGGTCAGTTTGTGCATCAACAAGGCTCTGACCTTGTGCTACCCACGCTTGACCCACTTTCTTCTGTACAATAACTTTTGCGCCATTTGTTGGAGGCTCTGTTAAACGTACATAAGCACCCACATTCTTGTTTACTGCAAATTCTGCTTGTAATTGTTTGTCACCACTTGGGCTATCTGGGCCTAAACTTTCGTCCCATACTGATGTTGGATTTTTACGCAAGCGGCGGCCTGCTACAAACACTTCAATATCCAAACCTTCCCAGTATTCTAAAGGAATACTTGTATAGTCTAATACTGTACCTGTGCCTGAACCCACTGCTGTTGCTATAAATTCTGTACCAATTGTGTTAGAACTTGCGCCGATACTCATGTAATCTGTTGTACCAATGGTTTTAATCTTATAACCTCTTCCTACTTGAATATTTGCCACACTAATTTCGGCAGTTTCCTTATACCACTCACCAGTTTCTGCTGGGTTTCTTGTGGTAATAGTATTAACTATTGGGCTAAACGGTAACAAGATTTGTACATATTTTATAGCCGCTGGTGCTACGTAACTAGTTTGTGCCACTGTAACTGGTCCAACACTAAACGACGGATTTACTATTACTAAATCGTACGCACCAACTACTTCTGCTTGACTGATAAATGTCAATTCAGTACTACTTACATAAGTAGTGTTGCACTTAGCTCTCATATGAGAACCGGTCATTTCGCCAGTACTTACTGATAATGACACCGGACTGCCGTTTACTGTTTCGCTAACTGTAATATAATATTCTTCTGTAACTACATCCTGTCCATAAGTTAAAATATAATAAGAAATAGAAGAATCAATACCGCCAAAAACTGCGCCGCTGAATACAACTTCCTTGCCTACAAATAATCTATCGATGTTGCTAACAATTATTTCATTGGCAGAATTAACTTCTGTGGCTACAAATGTTGTTTTTAGTGTAGGGTCACCGATAACAACTTCAACGTTTTCCTTGAATCCAGTTCCTTTTACAGTCACAACTTGTCCGCCTAATGGGAACGCTGTAGTATTGTTAAAATTATACTTGACTGAAGTAACATTGATACCAAAACTGTTTTCATATATTTCAGATGCCTGTGAGTATCCGCCAGCAACTAAAACAACAGTTTCTGTTTCATCTTTATAAGGAACAGTTTGGTTTGTACTTGCATCAAGTACTGCTGTTCCTACTGGATGCACTTCAGGAACTCCAGTTCCTAGTGTACCTCTGCGTAGATATTTTAATGTATTTCCATCTTTTTCAAGATATTCTATACGCTCTTTATCAATTAGAACAATACCTGCTTGATTCTGACTACGCAATGGTTCAACTAAGCCGCTGGCATCTTCTAACACAATAGTTGTATCATAATAATTTAATGGCTGTGCTAATACTGCCGATGCTTCAGAATCTAATCTCTTATAGATTGTTCTGTTTAACATATCTTTGAATATTCTATAACCAAAAGGTCTACCAGTAGTTACATCGCTACTGAATACAATAAGGTCTATTACATCTGTAGATGTTAACACTCTGTTTCTATCAATTTGAATATAAGTTAAATTATCTTCTAAGATATAATCGATTTCAGGAGTTAACAATTCTCCGTTCAATGCTAACCAAATATACTGTGCGCCCAACGCAGGGTTTCTAAGTTGGATGCGTCCTGCTAATAATTGATTTAATCTATAGTAGTCGGTAGTTCCTACAGTCACAATACTTGCAGATGTAATATAATCACTATTACGTTCGATATCTAAAATATCGTGATTAGTAAATGTAGTAACTGCAAATTTATCGTTAACCGAGTAACTATCTACTAAGCGCAATTGAGCACCTGTTGAGTCTTCGTCAATGTAGTATTCTGCATTTTCTAAAATTACCAATGCAATTTTATCGCCAACTTTAGCAACTCCACGCTTAATTGTTAACTGATTGCTAGATGACTTCCAAGTAAATTGTCTTGAAATTGCTAGTTCGGTGCCGTTTAAGAAAACTCTAACCTTGTTTGCATCAATGGTATTAATAGCATAGTCAACTGTGCTTACTGTGTAAGTACGAACTGTTCCTACGACATCAAAATAAACAGTATCTGCCGGACGTAAAATTCTTCCAGCATATTCAACTAATACGTTATTATCAAACGGACGTAAGTTGGCCGGTGTATTTGTTAAACTATACACCTGACTTGTGCCGTCATAAACAACAGTTTCTGTTGAAACACGACTTACTGTGTTTAATGCTGTACCAATAATCGTGTAGTCGATAATTGCCGTATTGACTGGTGCTGTAGCAAATCTAATTCCAATGTTTCCAACTTCGCTGTAAGTATTATCTGTTACAAATGTTGTTACTGTGGCTGGTACACCGTTAACAGTAACTAGTGCAGAATAATCTCCATCCCAACGTGCTACTGTTACAAAATCTACAGAAACACCATCGCCAGTAAATGAATCGGAATCAAGAATGCTTGTACCGTTTTTGCTCATAGAAGTAATCACAACTTCACTGCCCACAGGCAAGTTAGTTGGGAACACAACTTTTTGCATAGCGTAATTTAGTGTATAATCTACATCTTGCTTTTTAATTAATCCGTTTAATTTAACAACTGCCGCTTGAGTGCTGTTTGGACGCTGTCCAATTAAGAACTCGTTTTCTGGCTCTGTTGTTATATAATGTCTTGTGACAATAATAGGTGTACCGTCTTCTACAGTATGGTAGACTGTAATTGCTACAGAGTCTACAACCTGTCCCGTAACTACTTCTTCCGGTGCATGGCTGTTAGTTGGTGTTACAAAATTGTCGCCGTCAAGATTGATGTCTTCTGCACGAATGCCTCGGGCAGTAGTATATGTAAAATCTCCGCCGCTGATTTCAGAGTCTAAATATTGCTGGTTTGGTCTAAAACTACCATCGCTGGTACTCTTACGGAAGATAATAGTATCTCCGCTGTTTACATCTACGTATGCAGGAATGACTATAGGAGTATCAGTGCTTCCGTCTCCTACAAATGTCTGCATCTGTGCATCTGGATTTGTAATTTCATCGGTTGCATTTAATGTTGCTAACTTTGCGGCAACATCAAGAGTTTTGTTAGCCACTTGTACTTGTTTGGCTGTTAGTAATGCTTCTGCATCGTCTAGTTCGCCTTGGGCAATGGTCAAGTCTGAAATTAACTGTGTTTCCTGTGCTTGATTTTCTGCCAATGTAGTTTGTAAAGCAAAGTATAAAGGATCGCTTGGGGAGGTAATTTCTAACTGTGCTTGTAAGTCAGCAATAACTGCCTGTGTATCAATAAGCTCTTGTGTTAGAGAATTAACTGTTATTTCTTTAGCGTCTTTATCTGCTTGTAGAGCAATCTCTTCAGCAGTATAAACTTCTAATAATGCGGCTGCGGTATTATATGCAGTTTCGGCACTGGTGTAAACGTCATAATTAATGTCATCAATTCTTACACCATTAATATAAACGTTAATCTGTTCTCCATCTGCAGGAATATATGGCAGATTATAAGAACGTGTTGTACCATCTGATACAACTAAAAAGTCTGTATAATCTTCATCGAAGTCGTCCCAGCCAGCAGTAAACCATGGAAGTCCGTCCCAACCAGAACTTATTTCAAATCCTAGCCCTGTAATTTCAACGCCGCCGTAGTCAACTCCAGACATTAACTGTCCTAGGTCTTTACCAATCTGTCCTGTTATTGGACTATAGTAATATTGAATTCTATCTGCGGCTGTAAGAAGTCTTATATCTTTAGTATAAGTTACAGTAATATTAGAACTGCCAACTTCTGCCGCAGTAGATAACTCTAATATACCAATATAACGTGTATATCCTAACGAAGTATCTTTCTTATTATAAACTGTAAAATCACTAGACAATAATTCTTCGTTAGATACTGTTACCGCAGTCTTGTTTGTTCTAATATCAATAGGCCAGTTTAACTGGAACAATGTTCTAGATCCTGTACCATCGAATGTCTGCGACATTGTAATAGAACTTACTTGATACTCCGGAATAATTCTGTCAAATTTAACACCAATGGTGTTTGTTCTTGTAACGCCTTCTCCAAGAATTGCTGTAGCCTTGGCTGTTACTCCGCTTGCGCCAACTGATCCGCTAATAACTATAGTAGGTGTAGTTAGGTAACCTTCTCCTTTAGTTTCTACTGCAATCTTTGTTACTGATCCTTGTGAAATATACGCTTTAGCAGTGGCTTTAGTTTTGCACACACCAACTACTTCAACAGCAGGTGCGGCTTGGTATCCTGAGCCACCGTCAACAACAACAATTTCTGTAACACGATATCCAGCATGATCTAACCAATCACTGTATGGTGCATTTAATATTGCAGATGAGTTATATGTAATTACAGAATTATTGACTTTTACATCAAACGGAAGAATTTTTCCTTCTTCAGTATCATAACGTGCTGGAAGGTCAAAGTCTGTAGTTCCTGTATATGTATTATCAGTTGCTGTGTAATTGCTGATAAATTCTCTAACTTTAGTTCTGTAAGGTTTTACTTCATTAATGTATTCTTCGTAACTAGCAAGATTGTCATTTTTATAATTAACTTTTTGTTTTAATTCGCCAAGGTTGTGTTGACTCTTAACGAACGAAGTCTTAAATGCCCAATCAACAAATGTTTGTTCTGAGAATACGTAACGCAGACTTGCAAAGAATAACTTATTATACTCTACTTCTAAATCGTCTATTAATAAATTATTTTTAATGACATCGAGAATAATTCTTAATTCTTCTTTTGGTTCGTCGTCGTATACATCGCCATCATAGGTAAAACTATCAAATCCAATATTACTATTTGTAAACTTGTACAAATTACTATTGAATTGGATTGTTCCGTTTTGACGACCTACTGTTGTGTAATTTAAAGAAATGTTATCTGTAACTAGTGTATTAATTCTTTCTAAAAGAATCCAACCACCAGATTTTTCATTTTTAATTTTTACTAAATCGCCTACAGCAATATCTATGAAACTCATTTCATATGAGAAGTCAACTAAATGGTCAACTTTAGTAAATGCGCTGTAGCCATCGGCATACCAGTCGGCATAATCCCAATGCTTGGTTACATCATAAATTTGAGTTTTTGATCTGAACCAGTCGCCTTTGACACTATCCCAAATGTATAAACTCCATTTATTAGCCGCTGTTTCATCATTGTTGACTAAAATTGTAAATGGTCTAATATACAATGTAGTAGAATCTAAATAATCTCGGCCAAAGTTATCAACTGTTACACCAGTAACTTCGCCAATAGTGTTAATCTTTGCTGTTAATTTTACGCCAGTGCCTGCACCATTAACTATAATTTCTGGAGCAATTTTATATCCACGGCCTGGATTTGTAACTACAACACGTACAATCTTTCCTGCTTCTACTACCGGAACAGCAGTGGCTTGAATAAATCCTGTAGAGCCAACAAAACGTATTTGACTTTGACTGTCGATTGCAATATCGTACTTTCCTGATAATTCAGTCGGAGGTTCTTCTTTAGAGTTTAATGCTGTAAAATCAAAGTCGTCAATAATTGCACGTTGTATTAATACAGAGTTAACACGCTCTATAAATTGTTTTAGAGCTTCAAGTCTGTTAACAAACATACCTTGACGAGGTTTGTTTAGAATACCGTATTTCAATTTAGCAGGCAATCTAGGATCTGGCACTTCTGCGCCGTTGATATCGTAACCGATTAAACTGTCAAACCATTTCTGTTCAACATACTTGTTAAGTTTTTTATTAGTGTTTCCTTCTGCTAATAACTGATAATGTGCATGAATATTGTTTTCAGTATTATTCACTGTCCAGTAACGAACATTTAGTGCAACATCTTTGCCTGTGATTAATCCTTTGCAGTTCACTAATGCAAATTGATTTTTACCTAATAAAGTAGCATACTGAATGCCCTGACCTTTAGGATTGGATATTAAATTTGCAACATCGCTGGCAGACGTTTTTCTAAAGGTAACGTCAGGTACTGTAGTTTTATTTTTAACCCAGAAATAATAAGTGTTGGTAAATGTTTTGCTTATAGTATCATATTTTTGTTTAATACTGTATGCAAGGTCGCCGTACTTAGATGTTCCGCTAATACCTAATGCTAGTCCAGTTTCAGTATCTGCTAACGAATCCCATTCGCTCGGTGTGTATTCAGATTCTACCCATTCGTAGATATCCACAGTGGAATCATTGTAGACATTATTCCAAGTGTTGGCTTTATATACAATAGATCCTTGTAGGGGATTAGCAAATTTAATAGTGCTGAGATCCCACCATAATTTACCAACATGAGGTGTTGTCCATCCCATTAGTAAATCTACTACTACAGATTCTACACCAACTGTATATATTGCTGGATCGTAGTATGTTTTGAATGTTAATTCTTGTTCAGCGATTCCTAAAATCTTTCCTGTAATTGGATCGATAAAATCTAAGTTGGCAACTACGCTGTTTGTTCTTGTATTATATAAGAACAATGATTTAATCTTAGATAAGTTAACACTAGGTTCCGGTTCGCGGAACTTAGTCCAAGATTTAGTGCTTCCAGAAAACTCATGGAATGATCCGTTAATCGATGTTTGATCGTTAATATAAATTTTTCTTGCTACAACAAACGCATCGCCGTAGTTAATTCCAGAAACTGCTGTTGGTTCTAATTCGTCGCCGATTAAGAACTTGGCGTCGTATTTTTCATAAACACGAACACTGCCAGTAAATTCTTGTTCTTCGATAAATGTAGTTACATTTAAATCAAATGTTGTTTCGCCGGAGTCAATTATTGTTTCAATTGTTTGACTACCACCGTAACTATAAATTACTAATCTATCATTGTCTAGATTAAATCTTACTCTATATCCAAATTTTTCACTGTCTTGGTTTAGCGGACTTGTAATAAAATCATCAGCAACGTATGTTGAAGCATTTAATTTGAATAGTGCAACTGCTCCTTGATTAGATGCTACGCCTGAATACCCTGGTACACCAACAGCAACAAAAGTTGAATCTTTTGTAATTGCTACAGATGTGCCAAAATTACTACCTGTTTCTAAAACTTCTAGTGATGTAAAATCGCTAACATTGATTTCTTGTACTGTTGTAAAGGCTGTTCCTGCTAAACGAACAACTAAAACAGATTCGTCATTTTTAGATATTGCTACAATATTGCTCGAACTAATATCTATGTCAGTTATACTAATACCTGTTGGTAGAGTTAGTGTTGCTAGGAAAGTGTTTGTTGTTAAGTTATACGCAGACACGGCTGCTGGAACTGAAGATCCATTGCCTTTAGAAACAATGTATAATACATTTCCATTTACCTGTATCTTCTGTCCAAAATATTGGAACTGTGTTGGTGTAGCACTTTGAATTACTCTTGTAAATTCGTAACTGCCGTAGATATTTTTTGTGTACTGTGCCACATAACCAATATCCACTTCTGTAATGATTGGAGGATCTGTTGGTAGAGCACCTGGTTCAGATGTAATACCGTAACGCGGTGCGCCTACAAATAAGTAAGATCCGTCGGCATTAAAGCATAAACTATCACCGAAACTTCCGTTAGTGTCGGTAAATGTTTCTGTCGATAATGGGAAAATAGAATCCTGGAACGCCCATCCAAATGTCGATGTAGGTCTGCTGTAGAACAAAACTGCATTTGTTGATGTTGCTGCCAATACTGTTTCTGTGTTATCAACCGCAATAACTTTTCCAAAATAATTTTCTTCACTAGTGATTTTTGTGCTAGTGTATGTTTTAGCAAACTTCCAGACACTCCAAGCATTGTTGACTCCGTCTGTCCATACTATTTCATTATTTTTCTTAGCAGAAACAGGCAAGGAATTTAAATCGTTAATTGACGATAGTCGTTGTGGAGTAAATTTAAACAAATTAATGTTTAAAAATAAATTAATTTCTGCAATTGCCGCAGTATCTAAATTAGCAGGCATGGTTATTTCAAACCAGTTTAAGCCTGTATCTAATACTTGTTTAATGCCTTCTAACGAAGCATTAGTATTATTAATTCCAATATAAGATCCAACTTCTATATCTACAGGTAGTTTAGTATTAAGAGTAATTCTTAAGTTAGTACCTTCTGATACACTCTTAACAGACTTAGCGAAATTAGTAAATCTATAAACATTCCAAGAACTGTTATCAAATCCTAACCAGAAATATGTACCTTCTACAAGATTTTTAATATTGTAGTTGGCGAATTCATCTTTAGAAGAAATAATGTAGTCAACGTCTTCATAGTTAACATAGCCCGCAGTTCTAATATATTCTTTCTGAGATGCTAGTACTGGGAACGGCTCGTGTGTATAGTCGTCAGGTTTTAAGTAAACTTGATCCTGAGTAATTCTATAAACAAAATCGTTCACTCCAAACGGAACTGCATTTACTAATTCAATTGGCTGTGGGTTAATTAAGAATTTTTCTTCATTAAGAATATATTCTACTTCCTCGTAGCCACCGCTGGCACCGTATTGTCCTAAGCGAATTGCCCACTCTTCAAAGAATTCTAAACTATCTGTGTTTGCATAGTTTAGTGCGTCAAACAATTTAGATAAACTGTTTTGTGTACCCTTTTCTTGAATCATACCTTGATAGAACTTGTACTGACTTACATCATCATTAATAATATTCTCAAGGTATTGGCGCTTTTGATAGCCGATTAAATGTTGAGCAAACTTTTGTTGGTCAACATCAAAACTATCTGTATCTAAATCATAAAAATCTTCAAACTGTGTAGCACGATAATCCCAGTTAGGAATTAATTTACTTTGTGGTCTTCCATCTAGTCTGTACCAATTATTGTCGTCAAACAATTCTGTACCTGGAACATTTGTTCTGGCACTATAATAAAATTCTTTGTATTTTACAGTTTCACCTAAGGCATAGTCTTTCCATGCTGTCCATTCTGAAACAACTGCACGGTCGTAGACAAACCCTGGAATACTAAAGTCGCCTGTCCAGTCGCTAATTTTATATCCAACTACTTTAATACGTTCTTGTCTATAGCCCTGTACTTGATCGTAGATAATGTCATTAAAAATTGTAGTGTCATCTAAAATTAAAACGTGTTCTTTTTGTACAAGATTCAATGTAGCATGATATAAACCGTCTGCTGTATTTTTTGGTCGCAGACTAAAACTATTATTTTCACGAATGCTATTAGTAAAACTTGGTTCTAATTCTACGCCGTCTTGTTTGAATAGGCTATATTCATAGAAAGGATCGTAAATGCTGTCAACTACAGCATAATCTTGTCTGTAAATCAATTCTTCTGCGGCAGGACTTACAGTAATAATCGAACCTTCGGCCCAGTTTTGTGTAGTCCAAAACGCAAACTCTTTGGCACTGGTTTGCCAGTCTGTGACTGTTTTTAAATTAGGATTAAAATATTCAAATGTGAAACCTGCATCTGTTAGATATTTTCCGTAACCTAATAAGAAATCAACGACTTCTTGTACTGTTCTTAATTCTGCGCCGTAGTGTAATGTGCTTACAGATTTTTCAAAATTTCTTCTTATTACAATCTGACGTCCGCCAACAATTGGTAGATATGGCAGTTTAACAAAATACTTTGATTCAAATGCCGTAGTACTTGTATGCGCTACAGTAACTCTAAAATAGTTTTGATCTGTCTTAACAATTTGACCTTTGCTGTAGAATTTATTTGAATTCCAGTCAATATAAGTTTCAGAGATTCCGCCCACATTGATTATCGGGTCCGATACTGTATCCAGAGCTTTTTTATACTTAAATTCTGGTATAGATTTATCGTAACCTTTAATAACAAAGCCGCTGGTTGTTTTTTCAATAATTACACCGCTATAGTTAATAGTAGTAACTGGTGTGCTAGAGTTTAAAATAATGTTATAGTTTTCCTGAGGAATGAATACATTGCCTTCATTCAAAGGACTACGACTATCTAAAATTAATTTAAATTTTTCTTTAGTAGTAAAGCCGGCTAATTTGCTGGAAATTTTTACTTGTAAAGAAGTTAAGTCTGATTTAAAATTGTCAAGTATTGCAAACGATTTGCTAATACCATAGTCTGACAAATAGTTTACTAGTCCGCTGGTAAACACTCTTGTGCTGTCTTTAACAGTACTTGGGAATACCATATTTGTGGTATTAAATCTCAAGTTACCTGTAGGAAGTTTATAAACAATTTGTCCTGTTTGATCTCTGTACTGGCGAATTCTATCAAATCCTAAAGCAAACATTTTTGCAGGACGTAATAGAGTAAGTGCAGTAATTAAAGAAAATGCGTAATGACTGCTACGTCTCCACGCTGTTTCAATAGGTGTTTGATCGCCAAAAGTGAATTCTTTTTCTGTAAAGACTGAAACAAAATCTGAAACTAGTCCAACAGTTAGTGGGTCAATTAATTCTCCTGACGCATTAACAGGTACATATTTTAACAATTCAGGTCTAGCATATAAACTGTTTCGTGTTGGTAACTGACCCGGAGCTCTTACAAGGCCTTCTGCTAGGTCATTCCATAGTAATAAATTATCTTTAGTATAAGGTGCTGGACCGTAGGTAGTCTCCCACCATTTTGGTTTAATACTGAATCCTAACATCTCCCATGGATGTGTGTGCGGACGATCTGTATCGTAGAAATATTTGTATATTCCTCTCCAGAAACCTGGCAACGGATTTCCTTGCGGGTCAGCAAATGACTTATAGTTATAAGTAAACGGCTCGTTTCTATCAAAGAAACTGTGTTTAGTATAATCGTCGTTGATTAAACTAGTCCAGTTTAAGAACTCTTGTCTTAGTGTAGAATTCAATTCGTCAACAGTAATATCGGCATTTCTAAAATATCCAGTCATTAATGTATCAAGATTAAACAATTCTGGATTGTAACGAATTTTAATATTATTATAGATACGTGTTTCTAATTCTAGTAATAACTCGTCTCTAAATTCATTTGGCTCATCTGGTTTTGAAAATGCAACAGTAATACTACCGTCGTGACCTTGTATAACTTTTGTAGGAGTAACATAAGTGTTATCGACAAAAATCTTTGGTTCAAACAATGGATACAATCCTAACTTAGTAGGAGTCGGTGGAACACAACAGCCCGCAGTTTGATCGTATTGATAAATTTTTAATATATCGCCAGTTTGTATTGCAGATAATATTCTAACAAAACTTGTATTGACGAAAATGTAATCTCTGCCGTGCAGTAAAAGATCATCGTTGACATATACCATTACTGCTTTAGAACTTGCTTCGTCTAAATTAAAATCGAATGTCAGTGGATAATCAGTGAAGGAATTATCAATAACTTCTTGTTCATAGACAAAATTAACTCCAAACGGAACCATGTCGCTTAGATAAAATGGAGACTCGACTGTTTTATCTTTGGTTACTTCTTTAAGCACCAAATCTAAATGTGTACGAGTTATACCATCGTAACCATATGTAGTTGCAGTTCTAATTAAATTACGTTTGAATTTAGAATATTCGTCTCTGGCATAACGCAAACTCTTAATAATGTTAACGTTTTTATTTGTAAAACTATACATGATTGGTGCTAAAGGTCCAGAATGCTGAACTATCTGTGTACCATATCCTGATATGTTTCCTAGGTCGCGCAGATTACTAATGCCTGGAATGTTACCTTCAAACTTAACAAAATTTTCTGAAATAGTTTTTAAATGATTAGAAATTTGACCTAAGGTCAAATCTTCTAAACTTAAATTTTGCGGGTTGCTTTCAAGATTACTTGGGAATTTATAATATCCGATGTTATCTAATTTAGTAGCAGAAGACATTGTTTCTATAACTACAACATCGTCTACAGTTAAATCTGCGGTAAACTGAATGTAAGCAATACTATTTTGTCTGTAAATTTCATAATCTGTACGTTTCTTATTGTTAACAAAAACCTTAACATCTAAGTCGTCTAACATTCCGCTCTTTGCATAGACGTCAATAGGGAATAAATTTAACAAATCTGCCTGGACATTGATTTGTCGTATAACCGGTTGTTTTGTTTGAAACTCAGATTTGACCCATCCATTAACAAGTCTATAGTCTGAAAGACTATCATTAATTCGAAGATACCCTCGGTCAAGCACTCGTGTGATAAGTTCAACTTCGCCTTGATAGGTAAATGAATCTTTTTGTAAATTGAAGTCAAAAACAATATCTCCAATATTACCAATGTTTCTATAAGAAATATTTTGTGTTAAAATATTATCATATGTGTCGCCTGGCTGGTAACTAAAAACTTTAGATCCGATAAATGAAGAACCAATATAAGTTGTTCTATCTCCAAAACTTGTGGCGTTTACATCAACTACATCAAACAATGGTGCAACATTAACTGCTGTTTTGTCCTGACTCTCTACCCACGCACCACTAGAATAGTGGAACATTTTTCCTTTAAAATTGTCGCCGTCTGTAACTAGTACAGTTTCACCGTCAATAGGAGTAGTATCTGTTTCTTCTAATAGTGTAATTCTCTTAACACCAAGGTGTGTAATAAATCCAATTTTAAAAATACGACCATTTACAATGGCATCAGTATCAGCGGCAAACAGAACACGCATGCCTTCTAGTAATAATACACCGTCAATATTATAACCTATACTACCTTCAACAGTCGAAAACGCATCTTTAGTATACAAGTCAACTAAATCAACGCTACGCTTTGCCTGACGTCCAAAATTCCATAATTGTAAGTCTGGTTTAAATTCAATAATAGGTCGTTTAGCTCTAGCAGTCTGATCTATTTCAACAGGTTGATTATTATATGTTGCACTGGCTTCTATGACTGAACGATGGAACCAGCGGTTATATCTCGACCAGTGATTTCTATCTCTGCTTGCTCTGCTGATAGTGATATAATCTTTTTCCGCAGGATAGTTACTATTAACATCAAAACCTTGTGTATCAAAGTTTTCTGTATCAAATTCGATGTCGCTGTCTAAGGCAAAAGATGATGGAGTTTGTAAATCAAACTCTGCAATTAATCTAATTTTATCACCTACACCTTCAACATACCAGTTGTCTGTAGCATACTTCGCCGGAGTAACATTACCTATAAAATAAACTTTCATACCGTTGGACAACTCTGTTGTACCGTCAATATTATATGTTTTCTTTCCTAGTATTTCTTTTTCGACATCGATAAATGTATTCTCGGCAATATCATAAATTTTAAAGAATCCAGATGTATTAATATTGTTAGCACTAACGTAATATAATAAATCTGGTGCATCGTCTGGAACTGTAAAAGTAATAGTTCCCACTTCTACATAAGGAGTATCGCTGATAACCCCATCAGTGTAGATATAAGAATCGGCCATATCTCTGATTGTCTTAAATGCGATTGCATTACCTGGACAATTAATATCAAACTTATAAGTTTGACCTCTATACAATTTTAGACTTGGGTTGCGAGTTAATCCGTCTGGACTGAAAACATAGGCAATATTGTCAACATCGCTGACAGTAGTCACAGTATATGTGCTAATAATACTACGAGATTGTCCTTTAACTGCAATAGACTGCGGACCTTTTGGTAGCCAGTAATATTCTCTATAGTTAACAAATTTGTCCCAATCTATATTAGGATTCCAACTATAAAACTCTTGACTGTTAATCTTGCTATGGTCTACCGCAGAAGAATTAAAATATACAAGTTGGTTGATATAGTCGTTATAATCACTGAAGAATGTTACATTCTCTAAACTATCTTTGACAATAATTGCTGGCTCAAGTTGGTAGGCAGAACGTTCTACAGATATTTCATCAACATAGTTGTCCGAAGGCACATAGGCTTTGCTATTTTTTCTACCAATATACGCATTAATTTTATCAACATTGCCAACAGAAATTAACTGATCTAATGTTCCGTTTAAAAATTTCTGATTGGTACTAGTTCTAAAATATCTAGGTAAAAAATTAACCGCGCTTCTAGTTGTATCTGTACCGATTGGCAGACTTGGTTCTTTTTGATCTTTAGTAAATGCCATTTACTGTCCTTTAGTTACTTACTATGCCGTTTGCTGAAGTGGTGCTAGATGTTAGCACAACTCCTGTTGTGTTTAATCTTGCCGCTGTAATTTCTGAAATAATTTCAACATTATCTACAGACACAGAACTGGCAAATATTTCATCCGGATTTGCTTTAATTTCATAAAGACTGCCAAATGACAAGTTTTGATTTTTAGGAACTAAAACAATATTTGCAATTCTTGGACTCATTCTGTTCATGATATAGGTTGCTAATTCTCCAAAGTAGAATGTATCTCCAAAGTCCCAGTTATCTATAGAAAAGAATTCCTTAATTGCGCTAACAACTCCAGTCTTAATATCATTGTCGCTGACTACTAATGAACTATTTTTAACAACTTTAAATGTTGCCTGTAGACTAATATCTGCTTTAGATCCAAATAAATTTTTATATTTTACAGGATGATAGATTACTTCGTCGCTAATTGCTTTAATTTTTCCTAACTCTGCACCAAAATTAATGAATAGTGCATCACTGCTTGGAGGCAGTGGCTTGGTTGTTATGTCACCGTTTAGCCACAAGCGATATTGCGTGTCATAGTTTTTTGTTAACATGAATACATCAATAATATTTGTTGCTGCCGGATCTATTCTTGCACTTTCATCTGCGGCGTGTACGTATTGGAATTTTAACATGTCTCTGCCCACAAATGCTCTGTACTCTGTAGTGATTACAAAACTTACACTTTCTTTATAGAAAACTTTAACAACGTTTTCATCCATAATATAGATTAATTGTTGGTTGTCTAACAGATTGCTGTCTACTACACCCTGTGTCGTAAAAATTTTAATTAGATTATTTTCATTCTTAATATAATAGTAATCTGTTATACCATCGATACTAACTCTGCTCTTTTGAAAAATAAATTTTTGTTCTGGGTTAACATCTGGTGCAACAATAACATCAAAAATTTCTGGGTTGTCAACTACACCGTCTTCGTCCTGATCGTAAAAACTAATTGAAATCTTTTTACTATCGATGTAGCCGTCAGATCCTTTATATTCGTCAACAATTTCCCAATTAACATCTTGATTAATCGGTGTTGTGGCATCTGGTTCTGGGTTGATTCCTAATACAGAAATTTTGTCTCTAACAATTTTTCCTGTACTAGTGTCGTATACTTTGTCTGAACTATCAAAGAAAAATCTAATTTCTTTTTCGCTTTCAAAAACGTAGCGAGTGCCGCGACTTGTAACAGTATAAGTTTCACCGTTAGTTTCAAATAAAATAATCCAACTGGCGTCTAATTGTTGGTTACTTACATCTCCTGCTTTACCTAAACTAAAATCGTTTTTCTTATCGACGTTGGTGTCTGTAACAATTTTCCATGTAGTAAGATTAGCATCGTAACGTAAACCAAATTCTTTATTAGCAAATATTAAATCAACCATTCTGGTAATTACGCTAGATTCTAAACCTGTTACAAATTTAGGTAATATAGAATCTATGTATGATCCGGTAGCAATAACATCGTTAAGGATAACCGGTCCGGTTCCGTCAGTTAATTGTCCTGTATTTGAAGCAGTACCATCAGAAATAACATTAATTACTTTGCTCCAAATGTATGTTTTTGAATTTTCATCTGCCGCTGTTGCATCTATAATATTATTATCTGCATCAAATACTTTTCCTGTCGGTGGAATAAATTTTGCAAGGGCACCTGGAATTAAGTATCTCAAATTAGAACTGGTAAAAGATCCTAACTTCTTTGTGGCTGCATTTTCAATGTCGCCTACATAACCTGTAGACAAATTAACTGCATTAGTCTTTTGATAAAATGCACTATAATTAGGTGCTAGTGTAACTGTTGGATATCTGTCAAGATAAAAATCAATAGTTTTTCTAAGAGCAAGTATAGGCTCTATTTGATTTAATACTACATTTTCGATATCAGAACGTGTGCTTACGCTAAAGGTAAAAATATCTACTATCGGTTCTTTATAGATAACTCCATCTGTACCAAACAAATTAGTCGTGCTGTATTTTCCTGTAGAATCTTTTAGGTCAAAATAACGGCTAATACCACTGCTAACTCTGTTAACAGATTTAATTTTAACAACTTCTTGATTAACACTTAGTGGAAGAATATTATAATCTTCACCGGTGATCATTCGACTCTGTGTATAATAAGTTGCAGGAGCATTGTTTTTAATTTCGTCAGATGTTTCTGCAATAGTCGCATTAGTAACTGTATATTTTAATCCTAATGCAACGGTTACAACTTCCTTCTTTCCTGAGCGACTGATGTAAGGAATATCAATGGTAACGTTTTTAATATCTGCTGGATTAATAGAATAAGACTGTCCATTACTTGTTCTGTAATAAACTTTAAAATTACCTTGTGGTAAATTTCCAAAAGTTCCATCAGAAAAGATTAATCTAATACGATCCAATGAACGTGTAAGCACAGAGTAAACATCTCTAATATTCTTAGAAAGACTATTGTAAATGATGTTGTTGCCTTCAACAGAATCAACTTTAGTCCATAGTGTGGATTCAAAACCAATACTGTCAAGTCCGTATAACCACACGTCTGTGTTGTTTACGTTAGGACTGTCAATGTCTAATGTTTCACTAGTGCTTGGTCGTTCAATTGTAAATGTACTTTCTTGTAATGTACCTTGACGGAAATGTACAAAGAAACCTGTGTTACTACTAGGAGGACCGCCGCCATCATCTCTGTATAAGAATGCTAGACTGTTTGTTGGAAACGGAGGTTCTTCATAGATAAAGTTTGCTCCAGAAAATGATGTAGATACTACTTCGAAATCAATATTTCTACCATCAATATTTTTGCTAAATCCGTAGATAGGCACTTCAGTATTTGATGCGTTGAATCGATATTGTTCGCAAGGAACACCACTAATTGTTGCGCTGTCTGTTGGTTTTCCAAATTGGCTGGTTTCTGGCAACGAAGCATTGATTACTTTAATAAACTGCTCGTACCAATTGCTGTTAGCACTGTCATTCCATACAATAGTCTGATTGGATAAATCTCTGCCGTTGCTGTCAATAACAGATTCTGTTGTAGATATAGAAGTGAACTTTAAAAGTCCGTTGGCTGGCTGATTGCGCTTAGGGTTGTAGGATAGTAAACGTGCTAGACGTAGCACACTTTCACGACGTTCTGCTAGTTCAAGGAAGTTATCACGAGCGTTTAAATCAAATCTAAATGCTAGGTTTTGTCCCAAGAAAGCAATAAGGTCAATAAGGGCCAAGTATTCACTTGACTCAATATAATCGTTAAAATCTTCTGGATAATTTTCACGTAGATACGTGATCATAGTACGACGAAGGTTGTCAAAGTCGTACGATTTAAAGTCTGCGTTTTTAAAGCTCTGGTATACTCGTTTCCAGTCTTCTGCCGCTATTAGTTTATTTTGTCTATCTACACTTGCCATAATCAGCCCTCGATATTATATTTATCAAGTCTAAAAAGTGGGTAGATTATTAACTGAGGATGTTATTTTCTTCGTCAAATCTGAAGCGTAGTTGTTCAGAAATATTATAAGGCAAATAAGTTAAGTTACATTCTACTTGAATGCCGCTTTCATATTGGCTTACTATAAGGCTATCTACTTTAACTCTAGGGTCGTAGTTCATTATCTGTGTAACGTTTTCTGCAATAATATCTTTTAATTCTTCTGTTAAAGGATCGAATAAAAGGTCCCAAATAATACAACCAAACTCAGGATTTTCTAATTTTTCACCCTGTCTAATATGTAGATGATTCACAATATCCTGCTTGATTAGACTTAAATCATATAGTGTAAAACTACCTGTTGGGTTGCTAATTGTGCTTAGTCCGCGGTACGCTCGGCCCGTTGGAACGGCATCTGGTATTCCGTTTTGAGGGATTACACTTCTACCTGAGACTGAGTTATAAGTTGCCATAGTTTAATATTTATTTCTTATTTTTTTGATATCTTTTTGAAGGTATCAACGATTTTAGACTGTGTTCCATCTGTTACACTTGCACTAGAACTAGAGTCTGTTTTAGCAGGAGTATGGCCTGCTGGATTTAAATTTTCATGTCCTGACCACGGTTCGTGCTGTGGAATTCGCTTGGGCGCACTAGCCGATCCGCAGGTCGATGCCGCAGGGCCGTTCATATGAATTTGGCTGGCTGTTTCAACATGGTTGCCGCCGGCACTGATATTGCTCTGTCCGCTAACTGTTAATTTGCTGTCTGCACCTACAGACACTAACCAGTCTGCACCCGTTTCCGTGTGCATTTTTTCTCCGGCAATTAAATTTATATTTCTACCGGCTTTCATATTAATATCTCTGTCTGCTGTAATATTTAGGTCGTTTTTAGTATGGATACTAATGCTGTCTTCGGCAAAAATATCTATCTTTCCGTTGCTAGTCAATTCGATCCAAGTAGTACCTCGAGCATTACCTATGTAAATTAAATCTTCACTATTGTGTAAAAGAATCTGATGTCCAGTTCTTGTCCTAATACGAAATAATTCATTGTGAGGTATATCTTTGCTGCCGCCTTTGTCATCTACAGACACATAATTAGAAGCAGTTTCTGAAGCATGTCCTGTTCGTAGATAATTTTCATCGCCGTCATCCATTACTAAAGTTGTGCCGCCTAAACGACTAACAAAGGCTCCTTTAACAGGATTTTCTTTTGTTCCAACTGTACCGCGTGCCTGTCCAGATAATCTATCTACAGGCCCTGGGGTACTAATACCAAATACATTACTTGGGCTTTCTCTGCGAGCAGAGCTAGTTGTTATGCCTCTAATTTCATCTGTTAGTAAACCTTGTGTGCTTAATACTCCTGTAAACGGATGTACAGGTTTTTTAATTTGTGTAGCATCAGGTTGATTTCCTGTATTAAGTTTTTTATTGTATTCTGCTACAGGTTCTTTTGCTGGAGGAATTTTTGTATTCAATTCCGTTGCGGCAATTCCAGGAATCATAAAATTCATGTATTCATCCTGAACACAGCCTAGCCAGAAACCTTTGCTAGTATCGCCTTCAATAAAAATAACAACAACTATTCCTCCTTCAGTTGGCGGCACCATCCACATACCGTAACTTTTTTGTGTGTCGTCATAGGTATTATTTTTTCCCACATGCTCTAAACTAGTAACACCATAAAATGGACTTAGATACTGTACAGGATATGTGCTACCTTCACTGTTTGGTATATTACCAACATCACGCAATAACTGTACATGGAGTGTGCCCATATATTTGTTATCTTCATTTCTAACTACTCTTGCCAAGTGAGGGCCTGGATCAACTCTTCCACCGCTTACTTCATTACTTCTATTATTTTCATTAGACATTATGCGCCGCCTCTTGGTCTTCCTGGAATTGGTATTCCTGTATTAGTGTATTCAACTTGACTTTCTCTCGATCCTTTAGAAACAGAATCGATTGACTTCTTAGCAGTTTCTCCTGGACGTTGTGTTAATGATTTACCTTCGTCTGTGTTAGGCGGTAATACATTTTCACCTTTATATCCAGTATGATAAACTCCAGTATTACCTGTCTTAGGATCTGTCCAAGTAAATCTGCCGCCGCTATTTCCTGCACTCTTTCTTGCAGATGCAAATGCCTGTGCAAACGTTTGTTGTTTTGGAGGTTCAGGTTTGTTTGTTGCTTGTTCTGCTACAGGAACTTCTTGTTTTTTAACATCTTGTTTAGTTTCAGCCGGTGCTTCTTTAACTGGTTCTTGTATTGGTCTGCGTATTGCTTTTAATGTTTGTGTAAATTTTCCGCCTTTAAAGACGTTTGTAACTTCTTGAACATTATACAACCCACTAAATCCTGCATTTTGAACACCAGACATAAAGTCCATGTTTCCGGTGATAGAATTATAATCCGATGGTGTTCTAAAATTAACGATAACATCGACTTCGCCACTTTGATAATTCATTGCGCCACTGGATGTTTCATTAAAGTTTGCAGGAATGTCACTGAAATTTCCCATACCACTATCGGCAATATAGTAAGGGTCTCCTAGTATTTCTATGTCTGCTGTCATTAAATCTGCTTGACTGTTTAGTAATGCTTCGTAAAAGTTTTTAGCAACTAAACTACGATAGTCATCGTTTGGACCGCCACCAGCATTTTTATATCTTCTAAATGTTTCGCCTACAGGAACAACTGGAGCACCTTTTTCAACAGCATTTTTGTTTGCTTCGTCGTTGGTCGGTTGTCCTGCGGAACCTACGCCTTGGCCATTAATTTGCGGGTACACCGCGCCGGATAGTGCGTTTTTATCTGCATAAGCCGTTGTAAACAATCCTGCTTTTAATTGAATATTAAAAGTAAGAATATCTACGTTTTTGCCAGTGTAAATGTAATTGTATTCTTTAACTGCATTCTTTTTTAATTCATCGTAACCCTGTGGCTGTGCGCCTGGAGGTTTAAATCTGTGCTCGTGTACAAGATATTCAACAATTTTAAAAACATAAAGTTTAGGAATCTTTGCCCTGTTATTGTTTCCAGGCTGTGGCTTTAAATTGAATACCTGTGTTTCAATTCTAAACCATTTTTTAAATCCCATTTTGTCTGAAGGCGCCGTTGTGTTTGTTTTACAAAATTCGCTCATCAACAATACTTCTGTAATAGCATTAACTATTGTTGTGCCTTGGCCAAATTTAAAAACTTTATCCTTAGGATCGTAGACGTTGTCTTTTCTAGAGTTAGGCTTGTCTGGGTCTTTTTGTATTTGATCTTTAGGTTTTAATTGACTGTCTCCGCCAGTGTCTAGGTCAAATCCCATTTTTGATTTACCTATATCGTTTAAAGATTCTGAATTCTGCACGAGCATTTTTACAGATCCTGCTGTGCCGCCCACAGAGTTACTACTTTTGTTTAATGTTAATTTTTCTTGAACTTTTTTATCTTTTGATTCCGACGATGGATTAACTGTTGCTGATTGTCCAGCATCATCTTGAATTTCTGTAGATGATATCTGTGCGCCGTCTTTAGGAAAGATTATAACAATTTCGTCTGGAACATATTCTTCTTTGCCTGTTTCACTTCCTTGTTTGGCCATTTCTTTTGTACGCTCATTGGCCCATCTTTGCAGACTATTAGTACCCGACTGTAATATTTCCTGAACTGTTGTGCCGCTGATTTTTATATCTGATTTTAATGTGTTTACTTCGTCTGACAGTGCAGATTCGTTGTAAGGAATGGCTGTGCATTTATATCGACAACCAGAGGCAGAAATATCCATTTCTATCTGTCCCCAAGTAAAAGGAATGTGTCGATTTAAAACGTCGTCTACAGGAATAATATTTCCTGCGCTGTCATAGCCAATAAATTCTATGGTTAACAAAAAAGGCATTTCTGTATAGTTAACCATCATACCTTGATCCGATTGTGCGGCGGCGGCTAATTGTAATGTCTGTAAAAACATTCCTAAACTATAAGGTTCAAATATTTCAAAACTTATATTTGTAGAGTTTGTTCCTTTAGTTCTTTTATCGTAGGTTATTAAACTACCTATTTCAATGTTGTCAATATAAAAGTCGTATTTTCCTGTTGGGTTTGCCGCTGAAGTATATGCAGTCATAACTCTGTTGTCGGGTCTGCCTGCACCGCTACGTAAAATAATCTGTCCTAGTTGATTATTTTTATAACTTGTAGATGATTCTGGAAAATTTATTTGTTCACTAGTTAAAGCACTAATTGTAAAAATGCTGTTATAGGAAGAAAATTTTTCCAGTACATTTCGTTTAATACCGATACTGTCTGTTAAAGGCATATTATAATCCTAACACATCGAATAAACTAGATTTTTTAGGAATGTAAATTTTTACTCCAGATCTAAAATCAAAAATTGGATCTTTTATAGTGTCCATATTACGTTGCATGAACACCCACCATAATTTAGTAGAGCCATACAAGTCATATGCTAATAAATCAGGTCTGTGATTGTACTGCGGTTCAATTGTATAAACCCAATCGTCTGGCTCTGCACTAACTGGGCGCACATTGATAGGTGCAAGAAATCCTGGAAGTTCTTGTGTTTTAAACCACGGGCTTTTATTGTTATACGTTACCATTAAATGAATCCTGATTTATTGTTACCTGAACCAAGTACATAGTCTCCTTTGATAAACTTATCAAGGCTAAAGTTTCTAACTTGTTCTCTACTGTACAATGGCTGTACTGTAACTGTAATTGTACTTTTAACTGGTGCCCACGCGACACCTTGTCCTACGCTGGATCCTGGAATGTTAATTCCAACTAAAGATGCTGCCTTTGATACTACACCTGCACTAGGTGCGCCGGCAGATAGTCCTGTAGAAATATAATCACAATCATTAGGTAATTCTATTGAAAAGTTTGTAACTACCACAGGCACATCTTTGAATACATAATCTCCGTATCCGTTAAGTTTTAATACTGGAGG